TACTTGCTCAACATGGCAGAGCGTGTAAACAGGACAGACTTTCTCAATAAAACTTTTTACGTTTGGGATACACAGAAGTTCTACTACATGCAGACAGGTAGAGCGACAGTCAGCCCTAGCTTAGAGTTTGTGGCGGAGGCTATGTCAGTTCCTTTTAAAAAGGACGTAGAGATTAAGGAACGATTTAACGCAGGGATTGGCTCAGATAAGATAGACGAAGAGTTACTTGCAGATTATTTAGTGGAAGATGTTAACGTCACAACAGAAATATTTACAAGGCAAGGTCGTTTCTGTAAGAATCGAGGGAGTAAGTACACTCTCTATATGATGGAGATGATGCAAGGAATATTTGCAACCACTCACATGTCACGCAACGGCTTATGTTTTGATACAGAATCTGCAACTAAAGAAGTTGAGATATTGCAAAGCAAACAAAAAGTGTTGACAGATAATGCAATAGAACGTTACAGTAAATTGTATCCTGAAGATGCAGCGATTGAGTTCAACATCAATAGCTCTTCTCAAGTTGAGACACTGCTTTGGGGTGGAACTGTTAAGACAAGAAATCAAGTTCCTAAACTTGACGAGCAAGGCAACGAAATGTTTTATAAGAGTGGAAAACAAATTGGGGAGAAGAAGATGAAGTGGGAAACAGGTTCAGTTTTAATTACAGGATTAGCCGACCAGGAGACCAAAGAGTTCTTTGAGAAGAAGGGCTGGGAAACCAAGGGCGGTGCTAACACATTGAAAAATATACAAAAATACGGAGGTGACGATGCCAAGCAATTAGCAAACGACATACTAGAAATTAGGAAGGGTGCAAAAAGTATTTCAACTTATTATAAACCTTACATTGATTTTGAGGTGGGCGGTAAGATACACCCTAACTATAATCACAACATTACTCAGACGGGCAGACTGTCATCGAGCAAACCTAACATGCAGAACATATCAGGGAAAAAATAATGACTCAACCAAAAGAAATTCATTTAACGCAAGAACAACTTAAAGACAAATTTGATTACGACCCAATTACAGGCGTGTTAAGTTTTACTACTAACTTGTGCAATCGTTACAACGCTTACAAAGGAAAGAGGGCGGGGTATGTTAGAAAAACATACACATCAAAACGTCCTTACAGAGTTGTCGGTCTTGACAAGCATCAAAGAAAAATTTATGAACACCGATTAATTTGGAAATGGTATTACGGAGAAGAACCTCCACACATGATTAATCACATTAATCAAAACGGATTAGACAATCGTATTGAAAACTTAGAGGCAAGCACTAATTCTGAAAACCAACGCAATGCAAAATTGAGGTCAGATAATACGCTAGGCGAAGCTAATATTTATAATAACAAAAAGAAAAAACTTTTATACGCTTCTGTTATAGTAAATAAACAAGCTTATCGCGCACCTTCGAGAAGTTACAAGAACAGACCCTTCAAAGAAGTTTTAGAAGAGTGTAAGTTAGACAGAGATTTGCTGTATATGGAACATGGGTTTTCAAAATTTCACGGGAAGAAGAATAAATATGATTCTTGACCACTTCGTTTCTCCCGAAGGCGCAACTCTGGTTGAGTTTGACTATGCTCAACTGGAGATTCGCGTCTTAGCTTTAGCTAGCAGAGACAAACAACTTGTGTACGACATCAACAATGGTGTCGATATGCACACTTACTTTGCTTCAAAGATTTACCGTAAACCAGAAGCAGAGGTGTCGGGGGAGGAGCGTAGAGTAGCTAAAGGTTTTAGTTTTCAACTTCAGTACGGCGCAGCAGCTAAAGGGATTGCTTCATTCTGGGACGTACCCGAACAGATGGCTAAAGACTTTATAGAAAGCTATTACGACAGGTATCCTGGTGTGAAGGATTGGCAGGACTCTGTGCAGAAAGAAGCAGACACTACTATTGACCAGAGAGGTGACAGGGTTGGCGATGAATCAGTCCACTCTTGCTACATACCCTCTATCTGGAAAGACCCAGAGACAGGGGAAAGTATTACAAGGTATAGAACTCTCTGTAACATATCAAACTACTCAGGCAAACCTTACGCTCCGCCTACTAAGTGTAAGAACTACCCGATTCAAGGGGCAGCGTCAGACATTGTCACTATGATGCTAACCAGACTAACCCGTTTACACGACCCAAGAGTTAGACTTGTCAACAGCGTACACGATAGTTTACTATTTGAGATTGACGATGAAGCCTTGGAGCAGTCGATACCTAAGATACACAGTCAGTTAGAGAGAGTTCCAGAGGTAATACAAAAGGTGTTTAGCGTAACTTCACCTATCCCCTTTCCAGTTGATTACGACTCTGGAAAAACTTTAGCAAAAGTGAAAAATAAAGCTTGACTTGTTAGAATTAGGCGTGTATACTATTAGGTACAGTAAAAATATACTTTAAAAACATTAAGTAGGAGGCAGACTATGCCATCAATTACAGGAACTATCGAAGCTATTAATCAAACCAATGGAAAATCTTTTAAAATTGCAGAACGACCTAACGATTGGTTCGGTTGTTATAATGTGTCACAGTTAGGCGCGGCAACTCAAGGAGACCAAATTAGGTTTGATTATTATGAGAAGAATAAAGACGGTAAACTCTGGCTTAATGTTAAAGGAAATGTAATAGTGACAGAACCAGGAGTTGCTCTCTCAACTTCTACAAGTTCTGGAACGCAACACACTAGCTTGTCAACTGACAAGGACATAGCTATCGCAAGAGCTGTGGCATTGAAAGCTGCAGTTGAGTCTCACAACAGAGATGATGCGTGGACTCCAGAAACAATCCTAAAAACCAGTAAGGTTTACGAGGATTACTTAACTGGAAAACTTGCTCAACAAGAAGCAAGATTGCCTAAAGAAGAACTTCCCCATTCTTCTTGGGAAGAAGGTGCTGAGTCTTTGAGAAAGGCAAGTTAGTGTGGGTAGTGTACACTTGCTCTTTGATGGCGATATACTCGCATATCGAGCAGGATTCGCAGCAGAGAGAAGAGTGTACTTTGATGGACGGCTCCCTGAAAGGGGAGCCTCTTTCGATACGAAAAGAGAAGCTTTAAAACACTTACCAGAAGAACACATCGAGTGGGAACGTGAGCTACAGCCAGTAGAACACGCACTAGAAAATTGTAAAAGTTTGATACGAAACATCTCAAACGAGATGTCACTGCACTTTGACGCTAGAGTTAGCTACATTTGTTTCTTAACAGGAAACTCTGAAGTACCAAACTTTAGAAAAAAAGTAGACCCAGAATACAAAGCCAACAGAAAAGAAGAACACAAGCCTACACATCTGCAAGCTATACAAGATTACATTCTGCAATATCACCAAGGGTACTTTACCCAAGGTTGCGAAGCAGATGATTTCTTTGGCCACGCAGCACAAGACGCGAAAGACAGTGACCAAATACCTGTTATTGTTTCTGTGGATAAAGATTTAAAACAGATACCAGGATACCACTACAACATAGGGACTAGAACTTTGTCATTTGTTGACGAAGAGGAAGCTAGAGCTGTGTTCTGGAGACAGATGCTCGAAGGAGATAAGGTCGATAACATAACAGGCATCAATGGTATAGGAAAAATCAAAGCTGCTAGGTACATACCTATCGGTCAAAGCAATGGGGAATGTCAGAAGGTTGTTGAAGAATTTTACAAGAAGGAATTTCTTGATGGTTGGAAAGAAAAGTTCAACGCGAACTGCGAACTCTTATGGATATGGAAAAAAATCCCAGACGAGTGCCCGTTCAAAGTTGAAGAAGAAGAGAGCGAGGAGAGCGCAGCTACTAGCCCCGTATAAATCTCAATACGAACAAAACGTAGCTGCTAAACTAGAGGAAAAAGGCGTTGCGTTTGAATACGAACCGAAACAAATTAAGTACATTTATCCGACAAAACGGGGCATATGTCAGGCTTGTGGTAGCAACGATGTTGGCAGGTTGGCTAGTTATACACCTGATTTCTGGCTCCCCGAGTTGGGAATCTGGGTGGAAGCCAAAGGTAAGTGGGACTCCGCAGGAAGAACTAAAATCCTTGCTGTTCTAGCAAGTGACAACGAACTAAACAAAGATAATTTTAAAATGTTATTCATGTACGACAATTGGGTAACTCGCAATAAGACTATGCGGTACACAGGTTGGTGCGACAAACAGTTTATTGATTCAGCAGTAGGTGTAGAGATGCCGAAGGAGTGGCTAAAACTATGAAACACGCAATGATACCTGATACTCAGATATTCCCCGAGTCCAAGACAGACCACATTACGGCTGCAGCGCGGTACTTGAAGAAACATAAACCAGAAAAGATTATCATTATTGGTGATTGGTGGGACATGCCCTCCTTATCTAGCTACGATAAACCAGGAGATAAAGGGTGGGAATCTAAAGACGTACAGGCAGACCTAGACGTAGGGTGGAGAGAGATGAATAACTTTCTCAAGACTTTGCGAACCCCTAAGTACGACCCAGAGATACATTACTGTTTAGGTAACCACGAACAACGTATTGTCAGAGCGTCTGCTTCTGCGGGTATGCGTATGTTAAACAATTACCTTTCGATAGAAGAACTAATCTTTAATCCTTTAGCAGACGTAGGCGTACACACATACGACTTTTTAGAGATTGTAGAGTTAGACGGTATCTGCTACTCACACTACTTTGTTAATCCGTCGAGCCTTATGTCAAACGCTATCGGAGGCTCGATAGAGAACAAGCTAAAGAATCTAGGTCACAGCTTTACAATGGGACACCAGCAAACTAAACAAACAGGAGAGATATACACATGTACTGGTCAACGGAGAAGGGGGCTAGTCTGCGGTCGGTTCTATCAAGACTACCACGAATATCTAGGCCCACAAAAGAATGCACAGAGCTGGTCGGGTATTATGATGAAACACGAAATCAACAACGGGGACTACGACCTGATGGAAGTTTCTATGGAGTACCTACTGAAAGAGTACGGATAACTATGTTAACACACGATGAACTTATGGAAGAGGTAGCCAATACCTATGACCCTGATTTAATTGTGGAAATACTAGAGATTTCTTCTGAAGAATTACTTGAGGCTTTCCAAGAAAAATTTAAGTTAAAACGCAGTAA